ATAGGTGAAAAGTTAAGTGACGCCGTCAACGGATGGACAGATTTACAAAAAGGCAGGGAAGTTCCCGTAGATACCGTAAGAAACATTTATAGTTTTATGTCCACAGGCAACCGTATAGCGCGTGGCTATAAAAAACTAAAAGGTGTGCCAGATGATGAGTTGGTAAACATAGATGATCTACAGATCCAACATGGACTTATTGCAACAAAAGACATGATCTGGTCTACAGCTATGGATAGAATACCAGATAAAGACAGGGCATACATTACAGCCCTCTTGCGTCGTGGAGAAAAGTTCAATGGAGTGCCTCGCATATCTGTGTCCACGATCCACGGGTCAAAAGGTGGAGAAGCAGATAACGTTGTGTTGTTCACAGACCTGTCACCCGCCGCAGATAGTACAATGAGAATTGCGCCCGACGATGTTCACCGTGTTTTCTACGTCGGCGTAACCCGTACAAGAAAGAACTTGTACATAGTAGAACCAGAAGACGCGACAAGGAGTTACGACATATGAAACGTGACGAAATATTGAGGCAAGCAGAAATCCTGATAAACGGGGATCGCGCCGCTGACTATGGCGACGCAAAAGAAAATTTTAAAAACATAGCGGACTTATGGTCTGTTTACTTGGGAACACCTGTCAATCGTCAAGACGTTGCCGTCTGCATGATACTGGTGAAAGCCGCTAGACTTATGGGTTCCAATAAACCGGACTCATGGATCGACATATGCGGATACGCCGCCTTGGGAGGTGAAAAATGAACTGTTGGCATTGCAAAACAGAACTTATCTGGGGCGGAGATAATGACTGCGAAGATCATGAGGGCTTTTTAATGGAGACAAACTTGAGTTGTCCAAATTGTGGAAGCCTAGTTTTAGTTTATTTACCCAAGGAGACGCACGATGAGCCTACAGATGGCGATGTTTCCACCGGAGAATGAGTGGGTTCCACCAAGTGAGTTACCAGATCTTTCAAATGCAAAAAGAATAGCGATAGATTTAGAGACAAAAGACCCTAATATTAAGAACTCCGGACCCGGTTGGGCAACGGGTGATGGAGAGGTTGTCGGCTACGCTGTTGCTACAGAAAATTGGAAAGGTTACATACCTGTCCGACACTTTGGTGGTGGTAATATTTGTGAGAAACAGGCAAACCGTTGGCTGAAGAAAGTCTTCGAAAGTCCCGCTGATAAAATTATGCACAACGCACAATATGACGCGGGTTGGGCACGGCGTATGGGCTTTACCATCAACGGGAAGATTATCGATACAATGGTTATAGCCTCCTTGCTTGATGAGAACAGATTTAGTTACACGCTTAATTCTCTAGCGTTTGATTATTTAGGCAAAGTAAAATCAGAGAAACAACTGGTAGAAGCCGCAAAAGCTTTTGGCGTAGATCCCAAAGCAGAAATGTGGAGACTGCCCGCCATGTTTGTCGGACCCTATGCAGAAGCAGACGCCGAACTGGCATTAGAACTTTATAACTATTTCTCTGTTGAAGCGTCAAAGGACGGCCTTACAAGTATCGTTGATATCGAAACACGGCTCTTGCCTTGTCTGGTAGACATGACTTGGCGTGGTGTTCGTGTCGATATGGATCGTGCAGAGCGTACAAGAAACGATCTTCTCAAACGAGAGAAGCAAGTTTTAAAAAGAATAAAGGATCTTGTTGGGTTTAACGTAGAGATCTGGGCGGCGCAATCCATAGCAAAAGCCTTTGAAGAAGCGTCTCTTCCTTATGAACGTACAGAAAAAGGTCAGCCGTCTTTTACAAAAGGGTTCCTTTCTGATCACCCGCACGAACTGGCACAACTTATCGTGCAAGCCAGAAACCTTAACAAAACTTCTGGCACGTTTATCAACACTATTCTCAAGCATTGCCGATCAGATGGACGCATACACGCGCACATTAATCAAATTAGATCTGACGATGGCGGCACGGTTTCTGGACGAATATCCATGAACCACCCCAACCTTCAACAAATTCCGGCACGAGATCCAGAACTGGGACCAATGATACGCAGTCTGTTTTTACCGGAAGAAGGAGACCAGTGGGCGGCTATAGACTTCTCGCAACAAGAACCACGGATCTTGGTTCACTATGCACATTTGTTTGGTGAACAAAGGAACCGTCCGTTGAAAGGAGCCAAAGAGTTTGTGGACAGTTATAACGAAGACAGTAGTACAGACTTTCATACTATGGTTGCAGAGATGGCGCAGATCCCGCGTAAGCAAGCCAAAACAATTAATCTTGGCATGATGTACGGTATGGGCGTTAACAAACTGGCGGATCAATTGGACATACCCGTAGACGAAGCCAAAGACATAGTCGGTCAATACCACGAGCGGGTGCCTTTTGTTAAAGCTTTGATGAACGGTGTTATGAACAGACTGAACGAAAAGGACAGTCGCGGTGCTTTACGTTCCTTGCTTGGACGTAAGCTACGTTTCAATCTCTGGGAGCCAGATAGCTTTGCCATGAACAAGGCTCTTCCTTATGAAGAGGCGGTAAAGACGTATGGAGATACCACACGTTTAAAACGTGCGTATACCTACAAGGCTTTGAACCGCTTGATTCAAGCGTCTGCGGCGGACATGACTAAAAAAGCTATGGTGGATATATATGAAAGCGGTAGATTACCCCTTATTCAAATCCACGACGAGATAGCAATGTCTGTTAAAAATGAGGAAGACGCAAAAAGTATTGCCAAAATGATGGAAAATGCAGTACCATTAAGTGTGCCTAGCCTTTGCGACGTAGAAGTCGGCCCCTCTTGGGGTGAATCCGTCTAAGGCTTATGGTTATACTGCTCGATATGTCCTAGCAAAAGGACCTCGCAACTTCCGCCGATGTAAAAATCGGCGGATTTTTCTTGCTATTTCGCATAACATCCTATATTGTTCTACAAAAGTAGAGAGGTTTATATATGGATACCGATAAATGGAAAAGCGTTCTCGTTCCGATAGAAGTTTACAGAGAAATAAAAGAGATTTCTCAGAAGGAAGGACGCACGATTAGTGGTCAACTTAGAATAATTTTTGAAAAGTATAAGCTTGAGCAAGAAAACGCTTGACTTATCGCATACAATCATATATCTGGGACGTACCTCATATTAAAAAGATATGGACGCGCCTCAGTTATCTACCATAACAGATACTGGGGCGTTTTCATGTCTGATACTACTAACCAAGATAGCTACGTTATAGCTATAAAAGAAGCTAACAAACTAATTGATCAGTTAATCGATGACGATCTTGACGCGGGAGCCGCGTATACCGGACTCCTAGTTGGAGTAATTTACAGATTAATCCTTGGAAGTCCTGACAAACAGGACGTAACAGGCATTATTGGCAATGCAATGGCGTCTGCATCCGCCCATGTAGAGATGCAAGAACACATTTTATCAGATATACATTGACTTTCTAATACTTCTCCCATATACTCCTATACATTATCTTATAATGAGGAGTAAGTTATGGAAATTGAAGAAGGTTATTACGATTGTAAAGTAGAGCGCCGCGACGACTGCGATCACGGCCCTTGCACGGCATATATCTGTGAGGGTTTTACTGTTTATTTATATGACGATCATTCAAAAATGATATCTATCCATGAGGAGTAAGTTATGGCTAGAAATCTAGGAAAATCAAAAGTGAGTCACGGTAAAGTTGTAAAAAGCAGTAAAGCCGGTTTGATTGAACATATTGATGAATACGAACAATATTTTGGAAAGGAGGCGACAATGGCTAGAAGAGCTTCTAAGTCAATGAAAAATATAGACTTGAATGAGGATGCGTCTTTAGGCGAACAATTAAGTTTTATGGACCGTGCTAAACGAGGTTTTATGACACACGCCGGTCGTGGTCATGGACGTCAAACACCGCATGGGCGTGGAAAAAGAATAAAGGCTGTCCCGTTTAGAAATAAGAAAGATAGTATTCATTTTTTGGAAGCTTGCGTTACCGACTACAGAATGTATCCCAGAACAAATAAAGTTTTTAAAAACTTTTCGTCAACATGGAGGCTTTCCTCGACTACAGAGTGGGCCAACTTATTATCTCGACAAACTCAATATTTTGATTGTGATATAATATGGGAATATGTTTCTGAAAATTATAAAAACATGTATCCAGACAACGATGTGCCGCCTAGTCCGGATTGTGTTCTTCCGGCTGAACACGTTGCTTTGTATTTGTCTGAATTTTCAATGCAGATGTTAAATTATAATGATCCAATAGAAGCTTTGTTTTTATGCATTCCACAAAATGAAAATTTAGATTCAAAAGATCCGTACTATAGAAGGAACTACCACGTTTTTTTAATTTCGGCAGGTGAGGCCACTGTGGATCTAGGACAATTTACGATGCCCTTACCGATTGGAAACATTGTTGTAGCCGATACGGAAACAGGACCTGACCATATGTTTGAACATTTGTTGATGCATGAAATAGAAAAATATGGTTTTGTAAAAGAAGAAGCTAAAGAGATGCTTCGAATAGTAGCCGCCTTGCTTCAGACCATAAACCAACCACGATACGTTAGAAGAGCGCAACGTGATGTGTCTCAAATCAAAAGACAACGTATAAAAAATTCTCTGGGTAGATATATCCCCGATGCATGGAATATGATTTCATGGAATGTTGATGAACCTGTCATGGCTAAAAATAGTGAAGAAGGAACAGGATCAAGGCAAGGTCTGCATTACAGAAGAGGACATTGGCGCAAAGCTGAGTCACACTGGGCGGGCGCACGTTGGAGTGAAACGCGTTTGCGTTGGGAAACCTTTATCCACGGCTACGAAGCCGGACACCCAAAATACGGAGTTTTAAAAAGTTATCATGTACCGAGAAAGGATAAAAAATGATAGATGATAGAGTTTGCTTGTTTTATGTCGCAGATCGTGTGCAAGATATAGTAGACGGGGAAACAACGGCAGAAGAGTTCTTGCGTGAAATAATTTACACAATAGGCGGAAATGCTCGTTGGAAACGCAATAACCCTGATGAACTAATCGCGGATCTTCCGCCCATAGATGGTAAAAAGCGAGGCCGCAAAGACTGGCTCTCAAAGCGTGATCGTGAAGACTTAGAAGAATGGAAGCAAAAGAATCCTAAATTTAATGAACACAATACACCTAAAACAATATTGCATAGGTTAATTTGGATGCATTTAAGACACGTTCGTCAAAAAGAAAATTTTAATCAAGCTCAATTAGCCCAAGCTGTGAATTTACATCAGGGAACAATATCACATGTTGAAAACGGTAGAATGGCTCCTTCTCCGGAAGTGCAGTTACAAATAGCTCATGCCCTTGGCTATGAATTAGAAGAATTGATTGAAATTTTAAAAAATTTAATAGATTGGAATGAACAAGAAGAGGTTATCGCAACATACATAAAGCAAATTCGTGCAAATGGCGCTTCTAATCGTCCGTCTTTAAGAAATAAAACAAAAGCAAGAAAGAGGTATCGATAATGGGTGACGAACAATTAACAGACTGGCAAGCCTCCATGTTGAAATTTTTAAAAAAACAAGTGGATAATCTCAAAGACGAAAGCCGAAGAGAAGATGCGCGGCCACGAATCGAACAAGAACTTTTTGCCGCTTACGAAGAACTCGACGACTTCGTCGATAAGTTAAAAGAATCGGGCGTAAAAATCGAACACCGGAGAAGATCTTGGATACACTAAAA